GAAACAGACGCAATGATTGAGGCGCAAAAAGAAGCATCGTGGAGACATGGGTTCCTGTGCGGTTTTAGTTGGGCTGCTTTAGCAGTAATACTAGCAGCAGGTATCTGTGCTATTTGGGTAACATTTCACACACCACCAGTAAAAGATGTACTTAAAATAGAAAGGAAAAAATGACACTACTAACACTAGATGTCGAGACAACATTGAATGCACCAGAAGCATTTGGGCTTGCTCACCCTATGCACCCATTCAATTCAATTGTGTTTCTAGGAACAAAAGTTTCTGGTAAAGATCCTTTAATTTATACAGAATCTTTTAGTGAACATCTAATTGTAGCAATTGATTTAAATAAACCAGACTTTATTGTTGGTTCTAATATGTCTTTTGATTTGCTCTACTTGTTACGTCATACAAAAAGCCTGGAACAAAGAAAGATTATACAAAGCCAAAGGCTGTGGGATATCCAATTAGCAGAGTATTTGTTGACAGGGCAACAAGCTAAGTGGGCATCCTTAGATGAGATGTCTATCAAGTATGGACTACCCATCAAAGACAGCAAAGTAAGTGATTACTTTGCACAGGGAATTGGTTCAGACAAAATTGATTCTGAGTTAATTATTCCGTATTTAATACAAGATGTTTGTAATACAGAAGCTATTGCAATGTTGCAAATGGAATCAGCAACAAAATCAAACCAATTAGATTTGTTTCTTAGTCAGATGGAAGCTCTTCATTGCACTACTGAGATGATGTTTAATGGTTTAGAAGTAGACATACAAACATTCAAAGACTATACCGTTGAGGTAGCGACTACCTATGCAGACACAAAAGTTACTTTAGAAAAAAGATCTGTAGAGTTTGGCCCTGCTGCTAACGCATATCCCATTACAGATGTAGACAGCTCTCTTCAATGGAGTAAGTTATTGTTTGGGGGTACTAAGAAAGTAGAAAGTAAAGAAGCTGTAGGTATGTTTAAGAATGGAAAAGTAAAATATAAAAAAGTAATTACTCTAGTAAATACTTTTCCAGTATCTGGTGTTATACCTCTTGATGCTTGGAAGTCTGAGAAAACTGGGAAAGTTTCTGTTGATGACAAAGTTCTTAGTATCATTGTAGACAAGACTAAAGACCCAGATATAAAAGAACTAGTATTACTACTACAACAATATAGAGAAGTAAGTAAACAACTAAGTACATATATACAAGGTTTAGGTAAACATATAATAGAAGAACAAGAAACAGCACGTATATATGGCAGACTAAATCATGTAGCTACATCCACAGGTAGATTGAGTTCAGCTTCTCCTAACTTGCAGAACATCAGCAACAACCCTATCAAGAAAGTATTTGTATCTAGGTATGGTGATGATGGACAGTTGGTAGAGTTTGACTTTAGTCAACTTGAGGTTGCTGTTCTTGCACACATCACCAAAGACACACGCCTTATCAAAGATATTACTGATGGAAATGACATTCACTCAGAGCTGTATAAGAATATGTATGGCAAGTATCCTGACGATGCCACCAGGAAGTGGTTTAAACGCCTTACGTTCGGTTTAATCTATGGAGCTGGTGCTAACACCTTAGCTGAGAATGCTGGCTGCTCCTACGACGTTGCAAAGAATTTTATTATTACGTTCTATACAAGGTATCCATCAGTAAAAGATTGGCACAACATAATGGCAGCATCTGCTGACAAACTTTCTACCTATGACTATGTTGGAGACATACACAAACTATCTAGAACCTGGAGGTGGGTAAGTGAGACTAAACGTGTGTATGTATTCTCAGAATATAAATCTACGTACAGCGCAAGTCGTGACTATACATTCAGTCCTACAGAGTTAAAGAATTATCCTGTGCAAGGTCTTGCTACTGGCGATATAGTCCCAATGATGTTAGGTATATTATTTAGGAAACTAATTGATAAACCTGGTGTCAAACTAATTAACACTGTGCATGACAGCATCATGCTTGATGTAAGGAATGATGTCCTTACTGAAACTATAACGGAGGTGCGATCAATACTAAACAAAACACATGAGTTTTATGAAGCAACATTCGGAATCCCATTAGCTCTGAAGCTAAACGCAGGATGCAAAGTGGGTAAAAATTGGTTTGAATTGACGGAGATTTAGATATGTCTTCAATGACTGGTGTAGTAGAAGCAGAATCAACTAAAGATGTAACCACCAAGTGGGGTGTAAAGCCAACCTATTCTATAAAAGTAAATGGAACATGGGTTAAGTGTGGATTCAAGAAGCCTCCATGCAACACAGGTGATGAGATTTCTTTTGATGGTGAGACAGGTACGTATGGTCTAGAAGGTAAGAACATTGTTGTTACTGCCAAAGGATCTGGTGCTCCTCCTGCTAGTTCTACTGCTGTAAGTGTTGTTCCTAGTAGCAAAAGTACATCTACTTTTAACGCACGGGTATTTCCTATACCTCCTCTGCATGGAGATCGTAGTATTGTTCGTCAGAACGCTCTTGCCCGATCCACAGAACTCTTTATTGGATGTCGTGGCGGCAAGCCCTTTGATCTTAACGAAGATGCAACAAAAATAATCATTTCAATTGCTCGTCAGTTTGAGGCTTACACTGCAGGGGATCTGGATCTTGCCCAAGCAGAAGCTGAGACTGTAGAAGAAAAAGCTGCAGCATGAAAGGTTTAATACTAAATCCTAATGCTATTGAAGATTACCTTACCAAGCTAAACAATAAAGAGTTGGAGAAATACCAACAACATATTTATGTAACGCTTAGGGAGAGGGATCTTAAAAAGCAGGAACAAAAACAAGCGAAGCAAACAGCGGCTACAACTACCGTCATACGGTAGTTAGCCGACACAGCAACAACTGCCTGGGGGTAACTATCTAAACAATAGTTACCTCTAGGCTTTTAAAGGGGTGAGTAATGATTGCTTTAATTGATGCAGATATAGTGGCATACCGGTGTGCAGCTAGTGCAGAGAAAGATGATATGTCCATAGCTCTGATCCGAACAGAGCTTCTAATGAAAGAGATTATCTCAGCCACAGATGCTACTGAGTACAAAGCTTTTCTCTCTGGTACTAAAGAAACAAACTTTAGGTACACCATAGATCCCACATATAAAGCCAACCGTGCTGCTCTTATACGACCCGTACACCTGGATGCCTGTAAGCAGTTCCTAGTAACACATTGGAAAGCAGAGGTCTGTACAGGCTATGAGGCTGATGATGGTATGGGAATTAACCAACGGCCCTCAGGCACGGTAATCTGCAGCATAGATAAAGATATGCTCCAAGTCCCAGGCCAGCACTACAACTTTGTAAAGAAAGAATTTACCCAAGTTACTGCAGACCAGGGGCTTAAGTCTTTTTACATACAGACTTTAGTAGGGGATAGGTCTGATGGAATTACTGGAGTTGTAGGTATTGGGCCTGTAAAAGCAGCTAAGATCCTTGATCCTCTGCTACCTGAAGAGTACTACACAGCCTGTAAAGCTATGTATGATGGCGATGTAGACAGGTATCATAGCAATTGCAAGTTGCTATGGATATGGCGTGAACCTAATGGTACATGGAAAGCACACGATGAGACCCAAGAGACATGACAGCAGAACGTATAGGTCAGGGCTTGAAGTAACCTTTAACAAGATTCTGCAAGAACAAGGATTTAATTTTGGATATGAAATCAGTGTGTTGGCTTTTACTTCCCCCGCACAAAAGAGGCGATACACCCCAGACTGGACTATTAAAGAAGGATGGTACATCGAAACTAAAGGGCTTCTTGACGCAGAGGGAAGAAAGAAACTTATGCTCATCAAAGAGCAACATCCCTCCATTAGGATACTCATTGTCTTCCAACGACATCAATCAAAACTCTATAAAAACTCTCCAACAACTTACGGGCAATGGTGTACTAAACAGGGAATTGAATGGTGTGGATTTGAAGAAAAAGAAAAGTGGCTCAATTTTATCAAGGAAGCGCAAGGCTCCTCGACCTAAAGGAATCAAACAATGACACAGATAGAGATGTTTGAACCACGTACAGACTATGCTCAAGATCTACTGGACATCAAGTATCTAAGAGCAGAGATGTATGCTCACCTGCAAGAGAAGCAATGGCCTCAAGCTAAGCTGGTAGCTGAGGACATTATAGTAGCTGCTGAAAAAGTTAAGCAGTACTGTCTTGAACAGGAGGGGTAACTACTTCTTTATGGTGCTCACCTATGGTGTCACCATGCCAGTTCTTAGTAACAGATGTTGGAGTTACTCCATTAACCCACTTTTGAACACTCCAAAAAACTGCTCCATTATTACCAAACACTCCTCCATGAGTCTGATCAGGAAGAATTTTAATTGTCTGTCCAAACAGTCTGTGCATTCCATCAAACCTAGGAGTGTCCATATATTGGGATAATGAGGATAAATCTAAAGAACTATCTAACCCAGTCAAAGTAAATGTACCTGACAAGTAGACCTCTAAAGAGTCTACGTCTGGATGAGAGTGTTCTGGAGCAACTGTATTAGGGCGCACTACATATAGTTCTACTTGCCAAGGAGCAGCTCTATACCAGACAAAGCTCATAGAAATGTCCGTATGATATACAGGATCTGTAAACGGAGGTTTTATAGGATGTTTGTTAGCTAAGAACCAATCCCTAAACTGCTCAACTGTCTGCACTATAATTTCTCCTGGTTTCATTTACTTTGTGTATCCAATCACTACCTACGTTACTAGGAACAGTACCGTTTAACCACTGCTGTATTGACAAGAAACTACCACCTTCATAAGAACTACTGGCACTATGCCAAGCATTTGGTAATACTCGTATGTCCCAATTGTTATAAATACTACTACCAGTAAAAGAAGTTTCTAAACTTCTTGGAGTTTTAACTACTCCATTTAAAGTAAATTCTATATCCCCCGATAAGAATACTTCATAAGAATCTACATTAGGATGTAAATGTTCTGGAATTATTGTAAATGGTTCCAGGATAAACAACTGCACTTGCCAACACTCAGCTCTGTATAAAACTACACCATGTATATTGCCATCATTTATAACAGAAGTAACGCTGGGAATTGTAAAAGGACGGGCTTTTAACCACCAATCCTTAAACTTTTGTAATTCATCTTGGATCATTTTTCTTTCTTTTACTTTTGCTAGTAATCTGGTGCAGAGGAAATAACCACCCTGAATAAAGTCCTTTTATTATATTCCAGCTAACTGCTTTGCTGTTTTTAGGAACTCTTTCTCTTAGACCGAGAACTACCCGAATAGTTTCCATATCAAGCAAATATCCTTGTTCCAGCTTTGTCGATAATAAGAGCCTTCTGTCTGGGTTTATCAACACTAAGGTTGGGTATTGATATATGAGTCCACCTGTCAAACTCCCTGATTACCTGGTCATAGGGTAACTTGCTTCCTATGACTGCCCTGACTACCTCATCAGGAGTCATCCCAGGAACCCGTATATCAGCAGCACAGCCTATCCTGTGTTGGCTGCTATCCTTACTACCTACTGCGTCATTAACCTGCTTAGATCTAAAGGCAGAGTTAATCATTATGGGTTTGTTATTAAGAACAACCTTGACCTCTTCAAGGAAGTTAGCCAACCTAACTAAGTTAGCCAACTCTGTATCTGTTGGTGTGTTGTCGTACTGACGGTGATCTGTGTGGGTTAGTTCCTGATAGGAAAAATGCTCACTTAACTGCATCTGGTTTTCTTGTCATAGTGAGTACTTTTTCCAACGTTCTACCACCAAAGTAGAAGGACATAATCAACATACCCCATTGACCTAGCAGTTCCACATACCGTTGGTTTGTATCTACACCAAAGGCCGACATCATGGCAAAGACAAAATAACCAGCAAGAATAGCAATTAAAGTCATTGGCCTGATGTTCTTGGATAGCCAGGAGTCTGATGCCATGTCAGCTTTTAGTCTGTCTGTCAGCTCATGCTGTTCTGCTACATCTGCGTTGAGCTGTGCTAGTTCTCCGTTTTGTTGCATCTCCAACAGTTTTAACTTGGCAGACTCTGCAGCAGCAGGATCAGGAAAAAACTTGTCGATCATCTTGCTACCAATGTCTAGTAGTGCACCTATTGGAAACATTATCTTTTCCTTTCTAATAAAGTTTCTACAAGTATGTTGATTTCTAATTAGTCCTTCTTTTTAGAAGTATTTAGTTTGGCTGTACTGGGAATTCTTTTTACAGACTTACGTTTAACTACAGCCATATTAAATTACCCTTGTAACTGTAAGAATGACAGAAGGTATACCAGGAACAGGAGAACTAGCTGTAACAGCATATAGAACAGCATCAATTTCAGGAGAACTCCAAGCCAATTCAAAGTACTGATTGGCAGTTACAGTCATAACAAAATTCCAAGCAGCAATCTTTTCGTCATTGACTCCAGCAATAACCACTTTACTTGCTGAGTTTGTTCCGTCAGTTCCACTTAACCTGTACCAGATATAAACAGGGCCTGTACCACCAGAAGTTTTATCTAGTTGTGCAGAAAACTGGAAGTTATATATTCCAGCTCTAGCCATTACTATTCGTGAAGCAGGAGAACCTATAGATACATCTGTAGCTTCTACAGTTGTGTTAAACGTTATTAAATTCCTAGTATTAATTACAGGATTAGTCTGCGTTGTAGTGTCAATAAAGACCCCATACGGAGGGCTACTAGTAGCTGTACCACCATTGGCTATAGGCAGGATACCAGTCACCCCAGTAGTAAGAGGAAGACCAGTACAACTAGTAAGTGTTCCTGATGTCGGTGTTCCTAGTAACGGGGTTGTTAGACTGGCACTAGTTGTCCTAACTAATGTACCCGTACCATTACCTACATAGTCAGCAGAACTAAGGTGGTAGTACTGTGCAGTAGTACCCCCCTGTAAAGTCTGTAGATCGTTATGCCTACGGGTAAGAATGCTAGTAATGTTACTAGCTGTAAAGTCAATAGAACTCCAAGCAATGGTTCCAGAAGCACCAGGCCCTAGCTGGCGTTGGATCTTAGTAAACCAATCCTTCCAAAGATAAGTATTGGAAGTGGTATCACCTGGAGGACACGGAGGAAGAGTAAAAGCCATAGATTAAGGTCTGTAGACCCCTTGTTCTCGTTTAATACTTCGGTATTTAGCTTCTGTATCTTCACGTTTCTTAGACTTTTCAGAAGCTCTAGTCTGTTCTGGAGTTTTAATTTTTACATCAAACTGTTTAGCTAAAAACCCAGCGGAATTGTCTTGATCACTGGCTCTTAAAATACCACCAGCTTGAGGTATAGACCTTCCTAAATAAGAACCTACATCTGCTGCTTTATCTTCTATAGGATCATTTGGATGATAGATCTCAGGATACTTGTTTTTGTACAACTGTCTATTAGTAGCTAACTGCCCTAAGGTAGATGTCACAGGATTGAATGTAAACACAGCAAATAAGAGAGCACTTGCATCTTTATTACCTTTAACTGCTTCTTCTACAGCGTGATAAAGGTGAAATGGCCCTGCTCTACGCATTGTAGTTCCTGGACCAAACACTACTTCAAGAGCTGCATCTACTGCAGCATAACCAATAGTCATAGCTACAACAGTAGCCAGCATCCGATCTATACCATCTTTAAACTCTTGCTTACCTTCAGTAGTTTTAAGATTCTGTGGGTTTAATTCTTTACTTATGTTAGCTATAGATTTAGTTACTCCATAGTGATACCTAGAAAAGACAGCAAGATAAGGGTTTTGCAATGCTTTAGATAGAAGCCTGCTGTTCATAATAACAGTAGGCAAACGATAGGCAGGCATATGATCCTGCACAAGATCTATGGCTTGTTTAGTTGTTACTGGTGTACCTCTAGTCTCATTGAGTTTTATGATTTCCCTAAGAGCTTGCATATACATAACGTCACGGGTAAACCACATACTCTTCTGAGAGTTTTGTGACCATGCGTTATAAAAGTCTGCAACGGAATAACCAACTTTAGCAAGAGCAGCTTTAACAACAGGAATTTTTACAGCTCTTTCTACATAATCCCTACCCATAGCATTAAAGACTTCATTGTTCCTAGGATCAGCACCAAGAAGACTGCCACCTTCTTTAGCTACTTCCTGATAGAACCGACCTTGTTCTGCTACGTCTTTAAATGCAGGCCCTAGAGTGCTACCAAACCGTGTTAATCCTTTAGGAGTTACCCAACCAGACAATCCTCTAAGAGCCCAAAGGTGAGCAGCCTCATTAAATATATGAGGTATAGGAACCAACATCATGTTCTTAATAA